CCACTGAACAATTTGACAAGGACGTAGCAGGGTTGAGAGCATTGATTAAAATGTGTGATGATTTGGAGAAGGAGAACAATAAAAAAGCAGATGCCTTGATTAAGCAAATCAACGGAGAAAATGCTTTCTACTGGAGGGCAAACTAATGAATAAGAAATACATTGTTGAAAACCTTGAATTTGACACAAAATTCAAAACTGAAAAAGAGATAGAGGATCTCAATTTCAAACGAAATAATGCCTATGGAGTTTGGGATGCTGAAGGCAGAACCGAGGATGAGAGAATTAACAACCTTTTTAATAAGGTTCAAGACTACATGGGAGTTTATCTTAATTCTCTTGAGTATTGCAACAACCGACCCCACCCGTTGACAGCATTCAAATAACCCGAAGTTGGGGGGGGGAGGAGTCGTCGTATCCCCCCCGACATCGCAGCGGGCGAGTGGACGGTTTTTAAACTGTCACACTGGTTCCCCAAAAAAGGGGGAACATCCATTATAATTGTATTATACACCAAAAGGAGTTACATCAATGTTTCAAACAGCAATCAACCTCACAGACACACCAAGAACAGAATACAACGGATGGTCAGATTGGACAACTTGGAATTGTGCGTTATGGATCGGAGGAGATGAGGGGTTTTATAATTTAGCAAAAGATTACAGAAATTACGGAGACTTCGTTAATTGCATCAAAGAAATCTATATGGACAAAACACCCGACGGAGCAAAGTGGGATGAGGCAGACTTCGGAGAGATGCAGGAGATGATGGACGAATTATAAAGTGGCACAAGGGGACTTGCAAAAGTCCCCATCACCTTTTATAATAGTAGTATACAAAACAAATTTAAAAATTATGTTCGATTACAAAATCACTGCTTATAACAAACTTGGTAAAGTTCAAGAGACAGAAAACCTTTTCTGTTCACCTGATGAAATTTATGACGTATTATATACAATGTCAGAGCAATTCGGATATGCAGAGGCATTTGACACAATGAACACTCACGTCGGTGAGTATGGTGAAAGACCTCTTTCACTTGGTGAAAGGAAATATTTCTAATTGTTTCAATGTCCTGACTTTTACTCACGGTCAGGACAAAAATCCTTTATAATGAGTACATACACCACAAAACTAATTCCAAAATTATGTTAGAAACCACCAAAAGAATTTCAGAAAGAATCCTCAAAGTAAAAAACTTTGAGAACGTCGCATACATTTGTTGCGATTGGGAAGAGTTCGTTTTCGAGGTCGCAGAGTGGGGTGTAGACCACATTTGCGGAGTTGACTTTGATGATCTAACTGATGAGGCAGTTGCCGAGTTAGATGAGTTTATTGCTTCATTCGGTTGTTCACCAACTGATCCGCATCCTTGTTCAAAGTACGCAAACCCTATCTTTGCTTAATATGAAAAACAAACACCTTGAACATCCAGAAGACACGATCCTTACAGGGGATCTGTCTGTACTGGATGCGTTCTCATCAGACAATCACTATTCCGTGAAGATTGACGGATCACCCGCTATTGTGTGGGGTACTGATCCAGAGAACGGAAAGTTTTTTGTTGGCACGAAGTCCGTATTTAATAAGAGAACCCCAAAGATCAATTATAGTATACAGGACATTGAACGCAATTACCCTTTGCACATAGACTTTGAATTAAATTCAATCTTAATACGTTGTTTTAATTGCTTACCCCGTATCGGTTTTGAGGGTCGTGTATTTCAAGGGGACTTTATCGGGTACGGAGGATATAGAGATTATAAACCGAACGCAATCTCTTATACATTTGCCGAAGTTCAGAACGTGGGAGTCGTGGTTGCACCACACACAGAGTATAAGGGAGCAACATTTAAGGACATGAACGCAGAACCCTTAATTGAAAAGTTAGACCCGACAATGTTTGTACAACCTAATGCGTGGTTGTCTGATTTAGGATCAGACATAGACATTGACCTTGCGATTGCGTTTGCCCGTCAGATTGCAACAATGGTAGACTTTGCAACACCCACCGAAGCAAAGCAGTTGAAACAGGATTTAAACGCATACATTCGTGATGGTGATGAAGTAGTTGCGGAGGAGTTTGCAAACTATTCACTTGTAAGGTTGTGGTTGTTGGTTAAGAGGATTAAAACAAACTTCCTACAGAGAATGAGAGATGATTTTGATGCGGAGTGCTTCATAGGTAATGAATACATCTCAGGGGAAGGGTATGTAATGGCAGGGGAGCATGGCACATATAAGTTAGTTGACAGAGAAACATTTTCATATTATAACTTTAATATCATTCGTTCGTGATACAGCAGTTATGGGGGGTTGATCCCCCCGTATATAAAAACGGGTGGGGAACCTAACCTACAAAGTGTTACGGAAGCGAGATAAATGTGCCATTTTTGATACAAAAATTTTCCCAGGTATAGATACAATCAGAAATGAAAACTGAAATCCACTACATGAAAAAAAATCCCGCAGAAATTTTTACCACCATAGAGACCGATCCGAACACTGGGGAATACTTTACCATCATACCCGAATGGATAATGAACGACATGAACTGGTATGAGGGAACTGAGCTTCGATTTAATATTGATACAGAAGAAGTAATCGTCACAGAAAAAGATGACTAAAGAACCACTCTATCACATCTACCTAGAAGACAAATGTTTATTCAAAAACCTTAATCAAAAGGAGTTTGAACTGATTTGGGATAAAATATATCGTTCATATTTTAAAGAAGACCTCACATACGTTGAATGTATAGATGATGCTTGCATACAAGGTAAAGTAGAAGAACATTCCTATTAGTAAATATAAAGCAATCATTAAACTTGTAAATACTTAGGTTATATGATAAACTGAAAGATAGAGATTAATATAAAAGTACTTTACAGGAGGATTTATGAGTGGCGACATTGGCATTCACGAAGAAACAGTTGTCTTTTATGACAAGACAATGACAGAAACTAAGATGGTGTTGTTAAATATGAAAGGCATCAAACTTAACTATAAAGAAGGTAAACCGAACAAGTCAAAAAAATAACTTCTTATTGACAACGTATAGATAATAGTGTATTATATAATTATAATTGAACATTAGTATGGCGAAAGGATTTACGGTTAAATCAGCAGCTGCAAAAGCAAAAAAAGAAGCAGAGACACCAGAATGGGATTACGATAAAGCAAAAAGAATGATTGCAGGTAAGACAATTGTATTTTGTCTACCAGGTCGAGGAGTATCATATACATTTCTAAAGAACTTTGTCACTCTATGCTTTGACTTAGTTCAAAACAAAGCAAGTATACAAATATCACAAGATTATTCATCAATGGTAAATTTTGCCCGATGTAAGTGTCTTGGTGCAAACGTTCTTCGAGGTCCTGATCAATTACCTTGGGACGGTAAGTTAAAGTATGATTATCAGTTATGGATTGACTCAGATATTGTTTTTAATGTTGAGAAGTTTTATCAACTTGTTTTAATGGATGAAAAGATTGCATCAGGTTGGTATTGTACAGAAGACGGAAGAACAACTTCAGTCGCTCACTGGTTAGATGAAGATGACTTCAAAGGTAATGGTGGAGTGATGAATCATGAGACTTTAGATTCAATCGCAAAGAGAAAGAAACCATTCACAGTAGACTATGCAGGTTTCGGATGGTTACTTATCAAGCATGGAGTGTTTGAAGATAAGGAAATGCCATATCCTTGGTTCGCTCCGAAGATGCAGGTATTTGAATCTGGAGCAGTTCAAGACATGTGTGGAGAGGATGTCTCATTCTGTCTTGATGCAAAAGCAGCAGGTTTCCGTATTATGTGCGACCCACGTATCAGAGTAGGACATGAAAAAACCAGAGTTATATAGTATCTCTTATAAAGGTAAGGTTCTTCATGAGAATCTTTCCAGAGATGAATATTTTGAGAAGATGCAGGACTTAGCAGATGAGTTCTTTGAGAATGGTACACCGCATCCGCTCGAACTTGACACAGACGTAAAGAATGTACCAGAAGATTTTAGACTTGAGGACAATCAGTAATGGCAAAAACATTTAGTATGGGCAACACAATCGAAAGTCGTCCGAAAAAAACTCGTCAAGGACACGGGAAACATACAAAATACTCCGCTACACCCCGTAACTCGGCTCGTAAAAGACCAAGAGGGCAAGGAAAATAGATGTCTACGTTAATTGCAAATCTACCTTCCTATGAAGTTTGGGTAAGAAAAGAGTATTTGACCGATCATAAAAGTGGTCACGGTGAATTTGTGAAAGGAGTTTGGGTGTCTGCGAAAAGTATACCTGGTCGTGCATTTTATTTTGAGACTTATTTACCAGAATACGCTGCAATGTTTGATAAATTGCCGATTTCTGCGTTTACAAGTGACCCTGAGACTCCAAAACCTGATATGACACTGCATAATTTACAGTTTTGGAACTGTATGGACTATGGAGTTGTCGCAGTTCAGAAACAATTTATCGGTTCAATGCATTATGAAGTGATGACAAGGGATTATGGCAACCAAACTGGCACATATATTTGTACTTTAGACAACTATCACTCTGATGTAGACGCAATTGACTACTCAACAAGTGAACAACCTGCCGAACATAAGTCTCATAACCTCTTAGAATTGGATAATGGGCAGTTTTGTCTCTATCCAAACAACAGAATGCGTATCTACGACAACAGTATTACACCAGAAGTGCCTAAAACACCTGATTTTAAGGTTTCAACTGTATATTATCAGGTTGAAAACGGACATGATCGTGATGGATTAGGTTCAGAAGAGAATTATTTCTGGAAAACAGCAAAAGAAAGAAGCAAAAAAGACGAAATAGAACCAAATTTAGGATAAATAATAACATTCTGTAAAAAGTGTCATAAATAAAACAGGAAAACTCTTGTTTAAATGGCAATAAAAAGGATTTCAAGGGCATTTAAGGACATAAGTTTGTCTTTTACCCCTCATCCAGTCACAAAAGACCTTACTATTCTCAAAAATGAGAATGCAATTAAGAAGTCTGTAAGAAATTTAGTGCAAACTATCCCTACGGAGAGGTTTTTTAACTCTGCGATAGGATCTGAAGTGCGTGATAGTCTATTTGACTTTGTAGATTTTGGTACTGCGTCTGTAATTCAGAACCAAATACAAATTACACTTGAAAATTTTGAACCTAGAATAGAAAATCCGACTGTTGAAGTAAATCCAAAACCAGATACTAACGAATTTGAGGTTACTGTGTTCTTTACTATTGTTGGACAAGAAGTTCCTATACAAGAATTCACATTCATGCTCGAAGCAACAAGATAAATGCCTTTTACTAAGTTTACAAACCTCGATTTCGATCAAATTAAGACCTCTATCAAGGATTATCTCCGTGCAAACTCTGATTTTACGGATTTTGACTTTGAGGGGTCTAATTTTTCGGTTTTAATTGATACTTTAGCATATAATACTTACATTACAGCATTTAATTCAAATATGGTTGTAAATGAGTCCTTCCTAGACTCTGCAACAGTGCGTGAAAACGTGGTTTCACTTGCAAGAAACATTGGATATGTGCCAAGATCAAGATCCGCTGCACAAGCAGTAGTATCTTTTGACGTTACAACCTCTGGTAATACCCCAACTCTTACTCTTCGTGCAGGTTTAGTATGTGTTGGGTCACAAAATGACACTTCATTCGTATTTTCTATACCAGAATCGATTACAACAACTACAAATCAAAATGTTGATGCAAATGGCAACATAATTAGTAGCACTGCATCATTTAGTAACATCTCTGTATATCAAGGGACATATCTATCTAAGACTTTTACTGTAGATGGGTCACTTGATCAAAGATTTTTGTTAGAAAATTCATTTATCGATACATCAACTATTAAAGTTTATGTAAAGGGTGCCTCTGATCCTGGTATTGGCAGAGAGTATCGTAAAGTAGACAATATATTAAACATCAACAATACCTCAGAAACTTATTTAATACAAGAAATAACTGATGAAAGATATGAGTTATTGTTTGGTGATGGTATCTTCGGTAAAAAGTTGGAAAACGAAGCAATAATTACTGTTTCTTACATTACCACAGATGGAAAAGATGGAAATGGACCTTCTGTTTTTACATACGCAGGAAGCACTGTTTCATCTTCAAATCAAGTTTCTTTACCAACAGTAACACCATCAATTACCACTGTCACAGCGGCATCTAATGGGGGTAATATTGAGTCGATTGACTCTATTAAATACTTTGCACCTAGACTGTATTCATCACAGTACAGAGCAGTCACAGCTAGGGATTACGAGTCTGTAATACAGCAAATATATCCAAATACAGAGTCAGTATCAGTGGTTGGTGGTGAAGATTTAGATCCTCCAGAATTTGGAACTGTTTTTATAACAATAAAACCAAAAAATGGTGAATTTGTATCTGACTTTGATAAACAATCAATACTATCAAATTTAAAAGGATATACTCTTGCAGGTATTAATCAAAAAATACTTGATCTTAAAATACTTTATGTTGAATTAGACTCATTTGTATACTATGACCAATCAAAGGTTACGACTGTATCAGATTTAAAAACTAGCATTACAAATGGACTTCTAACTTATGCTTCATCTACTGATCTTAACAAATTTGGTGGAAGATTTAAGTATAGTAAGATGTTAAATGTTATTGACAATATTGATGATGCGATTACATCAAACATAACAAGAGTTAGAATTCGTAGAAATCTTAAATCATTAGTAAATCAGTTTGCTCAGTATGAATTGTGTTATGGAAATAGATTTCATATAAATCCAGAAGGTAAAAACATAAAAAGTACTGGATTTACCATTCAAGGACAAGTTGACACTTTATATTTTACAGATATACCAAATAAAAATGCTGATGGTACTTTAGACGGAAGTGGTAGAGGTGTTTTGGCAATTGTAAAAGGAGATACTGAATTATCAAGAGGTCAGTTAGTTGTCGCTTCTGCTGGTATAGTAGATTATGAACATGGAGAGGTCATTATATCAACAGTAAACATAACTTCAACTCAAAAAGATAATAATATTATTGAAATACAAGCTTTTCCTGAGTCAAATGATGTAATTGGATTAAAGGATTTATATCTCAGTTTTGCTGTTGGAGATAGTGCCATAAATATGGTTAAAGACACAATTACTTCTGGTGAACAGATTTCAGGTGTCGGATATAAGGTTACATCAAGTTATGCAAATGGAGCACTGGTAAGAGGATAATATGATAACCACTGGAATTGATAAAAGAGTCAAAGTCCAACAGATAATTGAAAACCAAATACCTGAGTTTTTAATATCTGAAAGTCCAAAGGCAGTAGATTTTCTAAAACAGTATTACATATCCCAAGAATATCAGGGAGGTCCGATTGACCTTACTGATAATTTAGATCAGTACCTAAAATTAGATAATTTAACACCTGAAGTTGTTGTTGGAGAAACAAAACTAACAGGTGATATTACAATTACTGATACTACTGTAAATGTTAGTAGTACTAAGGGATTTCCTAATGAATATGGTCTTTTCAAAATTGAAGATGAAGTTATAACATATACTGGAATCACAACTAACAGTTTTACAGGATGTATTCGTGGTTTTAGTGGAATTACAACATATCATCAAGAAAATAATCCATTGGAATTGGTGTTTTCAGACACAACAGCAACAAATCATGAAAATGATACAACTGTTGTAAATTTAAGTGCACTTTTTCTTAAAGAATTTTATAAAAAGACGAAAAAGTTACTTACACCTGGTTTAGAAAATGTAAATTTTGTTAATAACCTTGATGTAAGTAATTTTATTAAAAATTCAAAGTCATTATATCAGTCGAAGGGCACAGAAGAGTCATTTAGAATATTATTTAACGTTTTATACAATGAAACTCCTAAAATTTTAGATTTAGAGCAATATTTAATTAAACCATCAACAGCAGAATTTATAAGAAGAGAAGTAGTTATTGCAGAGGCACTTTCTGGTAATCCTATTCACTTAGTTGGTCAAACTATTGTAAAATCATCTGACAGTGCAACAAAAGCATCAATATCTGAAGTTGAACCATTAACAAGAAGGGGAAAGGTATATTATAAGATTGGTTTATTTGTTGGATTTAATGAAGTTGACTTAATTGAGGGTACATTTGGTATAACTCCTAAAACAAAAGTAATTGGAAATGTTTCGGCGGGTTCTTCCGTAATTACTGTTGATTCAACTGTTGGATTTGGAGCAACTGGTACATTAGTATCTGGAATAAGCACAAACATCTACTACAGTGACAAATCAGTTAATCAATTTTTTGGATGTCAGAATATTGTAGGAATTATATCAACTACTGATGATATTAAATCGGATGAATACTATTATGGTTACGAAGATGGTGA